ATTTATCCCTCACAAGCTAGACATTCTTCACCAGAGGCTAGTGCCTCCATATCAATCTCTTGAATGATCTGCCTCTCAATCTTACGAGATACACGATCAGCTTTACCAATCTTCTCTGACCGACAATAGTACATGGTCTTTAGTCCCTTCTTCCAAGCTAGGAAGTGTATCGCATGTAGATAACTAATGTCAACATCAGGACGAAAGAAAACATTCAGCGATTGTGCTTGGTCGATATACTGCTGACGATCTGCTGCATGTTCAATAACCCATCTCTGATCAATTTCCATTGACGTTTTATATAACTCTTTCTCGTAATCGTCAAGACAACGCAGATGCTGAACAGAACCATCGTTAGCAATAATTGAAGACCATATCTTGTCGTAACTAAGTTTATCGTCATTGCTACATTTTTCCTTGATCAGCTTATCTAGGAATTTATTCTTGTTTAGAAAAGCACCACTAATCGTATCCTGCCTGTAGGCGTTTGCTCTAAAAGGTTCGATTGAAGGGGAGGTATTTCCCATAATGATTGAACTACTAGCATTTGGTGCAATCGCCATAACGTGACTGCAACGTAGTCCTGTCCCTCTAGCGTCAGGTGCTTCACCCCTAACTTCTCCCAAAAGTCTGTTGGATTTGTCAAGTTCTGTTCGTATGTGCTTGAATACTCGCATATTGAGAGATTTAGCCATTGGGGATTCATAGGGTATTCCACGCTTCTGTAGCATTGCATGAAAACCCAAGGCTCCAACACCAACTGATCGTTCACGTTCTGCTGAGAACTTAGCACGACTGATGGAGTCAGGAGCATTGTTAATAAAAAGCTGTAGAACATTATCCAGCATTTCCAATACATCTGGAAGAAACTGTTTATCTTTAGACCAATCATCAAAATGCTCCAGATTAACTGAAGACAAACAGCAAACTGCTGTACGTTCTACTGATGTAGGAAGAATAATTTCTGAACATAGGTTTGATTGATGTACCTTTAATCCTTGTTGTTTTAACCAAGCAGGTAGCTGTTCATTGGAACGATCAATGAAGTGAAGATAAGGTTCACCAGTTTGCATTCTCATCTCTAGAATACGCTGCCACATCTCTTTAGCAGATGTAACATCACATACCTTCTTTGTATGTGGATCACGTAGTTCCCAAGTATCGTCTGCATTAGGATCAAGCATACATGCTTCTAAGACCTGCATAAACTTGTCACTAATATTAATACCGTGGTGCATATTCAAGCAACGGAAGTTCTGGTCCCCAGTAGGCTTACGCATCTCAAGGAATAGAACAATATCTGGATGGTCGATGTCAAGATATGCAGCATATGATCCACGACGTGTCTTGCCCTGACGATAAGCCAGAGAAGAAGCATCGTACATCTTGAGGTGAGGCATAACACCAGTAGACTTATCATCTGATGACCGTATGCCAAAGCCAATACCAACCCCACCACCAAGCATAGATAGCCAGTTAGTCTCTGTAAGATTGTTGACTAGACCTTCTGCACTATCGTGGATATAGTTTAGATAACAAGATATAGGTAGTCCACGAGAAGACTTACCATAGGATAGAATAGGAGTAGAATAAGAAAGCCAGTGTTTGGACGAATAATCGTACAGCCGCTGTGCATGTTCCTGATTAGAAGAAAAACATTTAGATACATAAGCAAACCTCTCCTGCGGAGAAAGTTCATGATCCATCATGTAAGACTCTTTTAACCGTGCAATACCTAACTGATCAAATAAACTGTCTCTTTCTGGGTCGATGTTAATATTGTAGTTAGGCATTTGCATATCCTATTCTCCCGGTGGTGTTTGCTGATCGTGGACGTAAAGCATAATGATAGCATAGTGTATAATCTTCAGCAAGTCCTTACGGTTCTTGCCTTCCTTTTTACCGTAACGCTTCCAGTATTTCTGGATGTTACCCATGCAAAAACCTTCTGCATATCCTGCATCCACAATCGTATCGGTAGCCTGATACTTACTCTGAGCATAGTGCTGATTGTATGTGCTTAGAATATACTTATGAATTTCAATAAGATATTTATCTTCATCGAACTTATAGTCTTTTAGAGTAGGTATTTCTTTCATATATTCAAGAACCTGCTTGTCCATATTGAAGTTGTCCATCCATCTGTTAGGTTTCTTAGTCATAACTTAACACCGTGTTGATCCTCTTCCTTATATACTTAACTTCCTTGCTACGCAAGACCTTAAATGCAAAGCTTCGCATATCCACAGGAGATATACCTGCAAGGTCACATACGTCTACAAAGTCTTGGGATGTTACGCCTATTGAAGCAAAGAACCAAGCTTGTGCTGAACGTCTAGCCAGCTTTTCTTCTTCAGGTTCGCTTTGTGTTTCTGGTTTTGTTGCGTCTAGTAGTGCCTGTAGGATTACGCTTAGAAACAGTACTTTTTCTGGACTTGTTTCTTGGTTCTGTCCCAGAAGATACTCTACGTTTAGGAGAAACTTCTCTCCCTCTACTTGTCTTTCGTTGCTCATTAGCCCACTCTTCTATAATCTGATGATCAGAATTTTTACAGAAGAGGAAGTTATTTTTGATACACCAATCTTCATAAGTTGACTTACCTCCTTTATTTAATTTGTTATTAGGATTGTCGAAGACAAACCGAATATCCAGATCGGGATAAGCTTCTCTTATGAAGAGGTGTTTCTTTCTGTCTTCTAGTTTAAACCTTCCTTTTACTTCTAGTACAATACCATTTGGTAGAATAAAATCTGGAAGATATTTTTTGTATTCTATCCAAGTGTAGTTTATATAGTGAGGTTCAAAAGAATAACTGATGTTAAGACTGTCTAGTAAATCACCAGTTTTCTTTTCTGATCCTGATCTATATCTATTTGTCATTAGTTATTTCAGGTACGTTAGGAACCTTTCCAACCTTGACGAGATGCTTTGGGCCGTTGCTATACTGAAAAGTACGAATACCAGCACCATCATTAGCATCAGACCAACAAGTAAACTTATAGTCACAAAAGGAACAGCCAATATGAAGCTTATGATTACCTGAAGAACCATCAGGAACTGAATCATAACATTTCTCAGGGGGTGTGTCTTTTTCCAAGAAGCTTCTAATTTCATCTATTCTGTTCCCTGAATTGATTAGGTCCATGTCGTCAATAGGACAATAGCAAATCTCACCAGATGATTTATCAATAGCGACAAAGCCTACATTAGGATTGTTGTCTGCATCAGAGTATGCAGAAATTTGTGCGATATATCCGAAAGGATCGTCATGAAGAATAGAACCATCTTTAAACTTCTTGAAGCTGTAGGGAGAAGCTGATTTAAAATCAACTAGCACACCATCAATCGTAGCATCTTTGTGACCACGTACACCATTAGAAGTTAGTTCACCTTGTTCTTCTATAATGTTATGACCAGCTACCTTAGTGAATAGGATCAGTAGCTGTTCAAGAATATCTCCGTATAGAAACTTAATGAGAGTTGGAGCAGATAGTTGCTGCTTCTCTGCCCCATTCATCTCATACCAAATCTTTCTATCCTTATGACCAATAAGAGATAGACGCAAAGATGGTTCTCTAGGTTTACGAACCTCCGAGATAGCAGAGGCAACAGAACTGGCTACTGCTTCAGCAAAAGCGTCGAGGTGCTTCTTATCTACTTTTATTTCCTCGTCATTGGTAAATAGACCATAAATGTCTTCTATCAACGTATCAATTGACTTAGCCATGTTCTGTTGCCTCTTGTGTTAGCTACTAAGCAGCTTTTGACTGTACTGACGGGCTGGATAGTAGCTTGTACCGCGTATAAGACCCTTCAGGAGACTCAGCCTTAATTGCGGTAATTACATAACCCTTCTTACGAAGGCGTGAGATAGTCGCTGTTAGGTTCTCACACCATCCACGTTCGATTGCAGTCTTACGAGTAACTCGCATACCGCGACGAAGGGCTGATAGTACACGTGCTTCACTTGTCATATTAGTATTTCCCTCTTTTATTATAGTGCTGCTAGTTCTTGGTCGATGGAAAAACCATCTTCTTCCTGAAAATCACCGGAAGGATCACCGTAAGGTACAAGATCAATGACCTGCATAGCCATAAAGTCAGCAGTAACACCAGCCTTACCAGCATAAGAATATTCGTAGGGCTGAATCTTTACCTTAACAGTAGAACCATTACCGATAAGACGACTATCCCAAGGCATTTTCTTTGCATCAATTACACTAGGTGCGTCACGCTTGGAACCATCCCTCTTAACTACCTTACGCCTACAAGAGAAAAAATCTCCACGATCATCTCCCTTGTTTTTTACACTAAGACCAATAGACTCAAGCTTCTGCTTAGTCTCTTCGTCAACCGTAACATCAACCTGCCAAACTGGTTCATATGTTGTATTAGGCTCAACAACACTAGCCCAATATGCTTTACCAGAAAGGAGGATTTGATCGTACTTGTTATTAGCCATTTATAACTCCATTTTCAATGTCTCTTGGCTGAGACTGTTTCAAGTAACGAGTGGGATACTACTTTACTACGCAGCCTTTGTCAACACCTTTTTTACACAATCGTCATAGTCCATCAAAACTTTTTGAGGAACTGCAAAACAAGGACGACCGGGGAAATGTTTACCATAATTATCTTCATGAAGCAATACGGAAGAAGGACAAAAACCTTTTACATTAAAGGTATTATCATCTTCTTTTACGACAAGACAATATATATCAATCTTAGATTTAAATGTCTTGGCTCCGCTTTGGATAAGCTTTCCTGTCTTATATCTAGTTGATTTAACATCAATGCTGAGATTATCAAGAATAGCATCACCTAAATCAGTTCCAGTGCTTTTTGCTTTGTTTGTCGTATCAAAGAAAGACTCTGGATATTCGTTTACAAATTTAAAGAAAGCTAACTCTGCTTCAGCACCATCAATATCAATTTGAATTGATGTACGATTCTTATCTTGTATATTATCTATTACACCTTTCTTTCTGTTAGAATCATTCCTAGCAATAGCTATTGTCTTAGCTAATTCTAGTTCATTTTCATTAAGATTTATTAGTGTGTTTCGGACCAGTTCAGGCCGACTTTGTATTCGCTGTCTAGGGGGCATCGAACATTTAACTCCTTCTCTGCAATCTTCATTGCCTCTTGGGTTAGTTTACCAAATCGTTCAGCATGATCTTTATGACAATCAAACTGATATTCATCGTGAATGCTGGCGACTAATTTAGCATCAATCTTATGCTTACGTATTAGTCTGTCGATAATAACAACCCACTGTTTGCAGATGATTGCTCCAGCACCTTGAAGCAGAAGATTCATAGCAGCATGTTGATGCCTTACATGTAACTTTCTACCATCAAGACCCTTAATATATCCTGATGTAGAAATCTTGTCAACAGATTTTCTTAGTTTAGCTAGTGCGGGTAAGCTTTCAAGAAAATTATCTATTAACTTTTGACCATCGCTTGCTGTACCTCCAACAATGCTGCCAATCTTCGATGCGCCAGCACCATAGATAAAAGCATAAATGAATGTCTTAGCTTGGTCACGTGTTTCCAATCCAGCAGCTTTTTGATTAGCTGTGTGAATGTCTCCTTCAACTACTTCCTTCGTGTAGTCTTCGTCACACATGTAATGTGCAAGACACCTTAACTCCAAGGAACTTGCATCACAACCAACAAGAACATTATTAGGAGAAGAAGTGATCCAACAGCTTCTGCATTCCACCCCATAGGGAGAATAAACAGCCGGAATTTGAGCCATGTTTGGACTATGATGGGCCATACGTCCTGAGATAGCCTTGAGAGTAAGTACCTTACCATGAACTTTATTATCCTCCTCAAGAAGTTCTAGCCATGATTTGATCTGTGCTGTACGTTTGTTAATAAGAAGATACTCTGCAATCATCTGTGCTTCAGGAATATCTACTTTCTTTAATGTGCCTTCATCTACAATGGGATGACCAGTAGGTGTGAAGTTCTCTGGCACCCATCCTTGTTCCATAAGACGTGCAGCAATCTGCTGACGACTTGCAGGATTGAAGATAGTTACTTTATCCTTCAGCCTCTTACCTGTTTTCTCTGAATACCTTTCCTCTGTAACAGGAGGATAACGACGTTGTAGGTCTTCTTCAATAGCACGAGACTTATCAGATAGAGAAGCTTGTAACGTCATAGCTTTTTGTACATCAAGAGTAAAGCCATTCTTTTCTTGAACATCAATGATGCGACGTACATTGTATTCAAGATCAATAGCCTGACGATACTTCTCTGGTTTTTCTTCTTTGATCTTTAGCCATAGACGAAAGGTAATGTCAACATCTCTGATACAGTACGTAATCATCTCTTTAGTTAGCTGAGAAAAATCTTGGAAGTCTATCTTCTTAAATCCTAGATCAATCCCCCATGATTCAAGAGAATGTTTACTACGTGTTGGAAACAGAAGCTGAGAAAGAATAAGAGTATCTTCTACTGTAGATACATTTATCTTTGTTCCTGTTAGTCTATTAAGAGTAGGAGCATCGAAGCTTATGCCGTTGTGCATAATGAACTTCGATACTCCTTTAGCAAATACAGGAAACTTAGTTAGACATTCTTCTTCTTTCCATATATTGATCTGTCCTGTGTCTACGTTCTTCGTAACAATACAGAAAATCTTTGTAGCATCAAGACTATCTGTTTCAATGTCTAATATTACCTGCATTTATATTTCCTTAGAGGGAAATGTCGTTGTCGTCATTTCCTCCATCAAGATCGTCACCAAGATTGGTAACTTCGTGCAGCCTACCAGTATCCTTGTTGAAAAACAAGTGGCAAGCTACACCAGTTTCACCAGCATATCTATTTTTCAATACACGAATGGTGGTAGTGTTTGCAATATTAGGATCATCAGATTGTTGATCACGTTCCATAGCTACGACAGCATCAGAGAGTTGTGCAATAGACTGTGAACCACGTAGATGTGACAGGCTTACCTCTTTACCATCTTCATGTCCACTGTCTGCACCTGTACGTCGTAGGTGTGATACAAGAAGCAATGCACAATTAGTTTCTTCTACCAGACTGCGAAGCTTAGTCATGAGAATGTCGATGTTCCTACGTTCGTCCATACCTTCAAGACCCGAGACAAGGATAGATAGGTGATCAAGGAAAATCCACTTGCAGTCCAAAGCTTTTACCATGTAGCGTACACGAGCAAGAATTTCTTCAGTACCCATAGAACCAAAATGATCGAAAGCATAGAACCTACCAGTTCCAATGGTTGCTTCTTGCCATTTGTTCAATTCAGGTTTTGGAAATTCATCCCTTATTTCACGTATGTACAATCTAGCATTAGCTTCTACAGACATAAGATGGAAGATGGTTGAACGGGTATTCTCTTCAAGAGAGATAACACCAATATTGCCTTCAGCCTCTTTCAGAACATGGTGCATCAGTTCACGCATGACGCTGGACTTACCAGTACCAGTACCAGCCGTCAGCGTTACCAACTCACCAGTACGAATACCGTACAGCTTTTGATTTATACCATCCCAAGGATACAGGCAGGTAGTCTGATTACCTTCTTCGTATAGTTCAGGACCAATATCTTTTAGATTGATAATACCTGCTGGTGTGTAGGTACGTGCTGCCCACCATGCCTGAGTAAAGTCTTGTGCCTTACCATCAGTCAAGTATCCAGAAGCATCCTTTAGCTTACCATCCAGTGCTACAATCTTACACTTGTTTGGTTCAAAGAGTTGTGCAACCTCACGTGCAGCCTTCTGTCCTACTTCATCTGAATCAAAGCATATGACGATATTATTGAAGGAATTAAGAAAGTCATAACTACGTTTACAGCTTTTGACTGCTGCTGCTGCACCATCCTTGATAGAGACTGCTGCATACTTTGATCCTAGCATCTGATAAGCAGCCATAGCATCTAGTTCACCTTCGCATACGGTGATATACTTACCACCTTCCTGACAAAGGTGCTGACCAAACAACACACCTGCTGACATAGCACCGGGCGGATAAGCGGAAAAGTTCTTCGTAGCTACATCTCGAACCTTGTAAGCTACAAGACTGTTATTTACATCAAAGTAAGGATAATAATGGTTGACTATGTCACCATAGCAATTGTTTACAACATGTACACCATACTTCTCTGCTGTATCTTTTGTAATACCACGATCAGTAATAGCTGATACGTGACCTTTTGCTGTAGGTTTTGGATAACTTAAAGTATCGAGTGGCATGTTAGTCTCCTCTGTATATGCCTCATCACTCTTAAAATATTGTCTACAACTAAAGCAAAACATATGTCCGTCATCGAACAATGCACAAGCATCACTCGAACCACACGACTCACATGGAATATGTTTTACAAACTTACTACCATTATGCTCAATCTTCCCTGAGTACCCTATATATAGCAATTACTTCTCCATTACGTTTGGCTACGAAGCCATCTATCGTCTCTTCAATATCATATCCCATCTGAGATGTAAACAGTTTTCTGTCTCCTAGTAGTTTCCATATGTCTTCTTCATAAGAAGAATCTTCTACGACTGTTTCAATGTATTTAGTTTTCACAATAACATTCCACATTCAACAATCCTCATCCTGATAAGAAAATATATCTTTTATAAAATCTGTTTCATTAGACATATATTCTTCAGTCTCTTCTGATGCAAATCTCTTAGCTTCTTTAGGACTATAACCCTCTTGGAGATATTGAGAGTATAGTTCTTTGTAAATAATCTTACGATCCTTTTCCCATAAATTTTTCATTATTCCTTTCCTTTATTATTATCATATGGGTTATCCATTTCATGTTCACAGGTAAGACAAACCAAAGCTTCCCACTCTGTGTGTGCTACCCAGTGTAATGTGCCACACTCTGTACACTTAACTTCTAGTCTTTCGTCTTCTCCTTCAATAGGACCAAAAATCATTTCACTTATAAATTCTACATCAAATTCATCTGCTATGTCATTAAGAGATTCTATAAAGTCATTATATTCTTCTAAATCTTTAGGATCGTATGGGTTGTATCCCAGTTCAACCATTTCAATATTACAAAACTTTTCATAGGTAATCTTACCCTGTTGAAAAAGTTTACGAGCATATTCAGAAAAAGAAGTAATATTCTGTGTATCGGAAATAGGAACTAGAATACGTTTAGTCATCTTACTTTCCCTGTCCTCTGTAACGCTTAAAGTTACGACGCTTGTTCTTGTTCTTTGGCCTACTGTTTACAGACTGACCAATGCTTGTACGCATGTGTTGCTTAACCCATGCTGGCTTTTCTATTCCTGTAGGTTTCTTACTAGCCATCTGCTAATTCCTTCCATGAGACGGGGTAAAGAGGTTCAATAATTTCATTCCACATCTTAGCTAGGTACTGTATCTCTTTCTGTGCATGGTCGTCAATACGTAATTTGTAAGCACGAGCAAAAGCAGATAAAGAACCTGTGACATAGTAGCTGGTGTACATACTTTGGGGAAGAACCATACGTGCTTGTTCCGGTGCTACATCCATGCTTAAAAGATCATCATATATTTTTTTAGCTTCTATAAGAAATTTGTCATATGCTTTACTAACAAGCTGTTGTGACGATACACCTGCATCTTCTGATCCTTGTTTTTTATTTTCTGCACGTCTACGCCATTCGTCTGGATGGTAAAAGACAGGATCAGAGTCAACATATCTTCTACTAACTTCATTGTAACTAAATCCTACTGTATGTTTGAACCTTTGTCTAGCAACAAAGATTGGAACTTCTTCTCGTACTGTAATAACACAATGGGTGAATGGTGTAAAGTGTTTATGTTTAGCTAGATACTTAATTAGTTTCTTATCTCTATCACTAAGTTCTGTAATACCTAATGCTGGTATATCTCTAGCCCACCGAGATTCATTCTCAAATGAGACACGAGCAGAATTAACCACCGTAAGGTCTGTACCTAAGCAACTTATAAGTTCACATTTCATAGCTGGTATATCTCTCCTTTTTCACCAGTATAATAAACATTCTTAATACCAAATTCAACGATACATCTACGACAACCAGAACAAGGTTTAGCCATAGCTGGAGAATAAGGTTCTTTATTATTCTCTCTCTTAACCCTTACAACAAGTAAGCTTGTCTTCTGTATATCATCTACGCTTAACTGACGCAACGCATTTTTTATTGCAGATATTTCAGCATGAAGGTGTATAGCCTTTTCGTTCTTGCTATACTTAGCTTGAAATGGATCAGTCTTATAACTATTTACTCCGACACTTACTAACATATTTTTATATATTATACCAGCAGCTAGACGGTAACACCTTACAGGTTCTTCTATTTCTTCAGCAATAGCCAATAAAGTTGGTACATGTTTTTGTATCTTATTCATAATAAAACTTATGTTTACCTATCTTACCAAGATATTCTAAATGTTTAGACCAATAAGGATTGACATATACAGTATGAAAATGTGTTGCTTTTCTTGCAATGTCAACATAAACTCCTTGCATAGAAAGTTTAGCAATATTCTCAGCTAATTTATATGCTTTTTTATCTCTTATCTCTTCTACTTTTCCATCACAGTAGAAAGAAAAAGCACACTTATTTTTAACTATCTTTCCATTTATTCTTTTAGCTTGGTAGACAACATCACAATGTGTATTAGGAAACTTAGAAGATTTAACTCTATTGTTTATTACATTAGCTACAGCCAGTTGTCCTTCAAAAGGTTCCCCTCTAGCTTCAAAGTAGATGGCTTCAGCTACGCAATCAACTTGATTTTGTTTAGCTTCTATCTCAAATGTAAAAATAAGAGATAGAATAAAACCTAAAATAAGTAATATAACAAATTTAAACATCTTCTATCTTAACCCCCATTCCTGTTAGTTTAGCACACATACGAGAATGATCAATCAATATATTTACGAGAGATTCAGTAGGAATTGTAATTGATTTAGGTCTTCGTTTCTTAGTCTCAATAATCCTGTGAAGTTCTTCGTATTGATTTAAGCTGGTTTCTAATTTCATTGTAATAACAAACGGCGGGATAAAGTATGACCGTATACAATATCCCGCCGTTCCTTCCATAGGTTGTTAGTGCATTGTCATGGCAGAGGTGCTGTAGAGTATCTCAACATCATCTTCATACCATTCTTCAAGACCATTAAGAAAGTCGTTGATTTGATTGAGGGGTACTTCCTCTACCGTTTCAACAGTTCCAACAACATCTGTGAGATAATCAGCCATGTATGGTGGAATTTCACTATGGTTCTTATAATTATAACGACGCATAACTTTCTCCTATTAAAGGTTTAAGATTACGCAGCGATAGTTTCAACAAAGTCTTTCCACGTATTTGAGTGAAGCCACTTCGTAACTTCATCACTACGCTTGTACAGTGTACCATTATCACCAGCCTTGGTCAAGTCAAAGCGACCATCGTCACCATGTGATGCGTAGTGCGTCATAGCAGACTGTACAGCAAAGAGATTGTCACCTCGTACACGTACTTCGTCCATCCACTGGGCAAACAGACGATCAGCCAAGCCTCCGCTACGCTTCTGATCCTCACGCTTGGTGCTGGTCAGCTTGTCGAACAACTGCTGCACCTTGGTAGAGGAACCAACCTTAGTGTCAGCATAACGCTGATACCGTTCAACAGCATTTTTGTGAGTAGTCATAGACATTTCAAAGGCACTGATAAAACCATCAGTATTGAAGTTACGACTGTGACGCTTACGTGTTACATCATACTTACCAAGTACCGTTCCATTGGTGCAGAAAAAGTCAATAAGACCTGACCACATAGTTACACTGCCTTTACCATCAAAGGTATTCTTCATTACAAAACGAAGACCAAACTCAGTCTTATGCCCTGTAGATGTTTCAATACCATGCTTCAGCTTTGGAAAGAGATATTCTGCATAGCAGACGTTACCATTGGCAGAAATAGTATCTTTAATCTTTACATCTTCCAGAACGAAAGGATCAAAGTAGTTGATCATCTGTGTCTGTAGAGGCACAAGAACTTCTCTATTTTCAACTACACGGTACTTATCATTCACTACGTTTAGATACTTGTCTCCATCATCAGATGTACGAATAAGCATCTTTTTATCTTCAGCCATGAAACGACTGTCATGAGATACGACAGGCTGTTCGAAGACGTTGAAGAAAATTTCACGATCAGTAGTGTTAAGAAGGTTTTCCATTTTCATTTCTCTCTTGTTTAATTTAAGCAGTATTAGACCTAGACCCAGACCAAGACCCAGACCTAGACCAAGACCAAGACCAAGACCAAGAACCAGACCCAGACCAAGACCTAGACCAAGACCTAGAATCAGACCAAGACCCAGACCTATTCCCAGACATAGACCAAGACATAAACTTAATTCTCTTTGTTTGGAACAT